AAACCCCTCATATTTTTTTGTAACTTTGGCTTCAACATCTGTTACTGAATACCCTTCTACAAGTTTTTCTTCTCTAATTTTTTTAATTTTACCTGTTTTATCATCAGGTAAGTCATACTGAATTTTTGCTACGAAATACTTTTCTTCCATGTGTTTTTTTATTTTCCTAAAAAGTCGTTTAATTTTTTCATTAAGTCAACTGACTTCTCTACATAATCGTCTTTTTGTTTATATTTTTTTTCTTCTTCAAGATTTTCTTCATACTTGTCTCTATCATCAGCATTTGTAAACAAATACGCTCCCGGTGTTGATGGTGATGATACTAAGTCAAAACAAATTAATTCAAAATCATCTTGAACTTCATTCCTTTCACCAACTTTTTTAAGTGAACCAACCCCACGAGAAGAAATACCTAAAGTAACCCCTTGTCTCATTAAGTTTGCCGCTTGGTCTCCTTTGGTTGAAACAATTCCTCTTTCATGAAATCCCGGGGAAGTTAGCAATTTAAGTTTTCCCATTAATATGTTTCTGTCCCACCATACGTCAGTAATGATATGAGATACTCGGTCTAAATCAATTAAAGATGATTCAGGGTGATTTAACTCTGATGTTGATAACCCTTTTTCGATTGCAATTTTATAATTGTCGGCCTCTCTTTTTAATATCCTTTCAGGATATGTTCTACCGTTTCTATTAGGTGTGTCATATTTTTGTAAAACAGCATAAAATTCAAATGGGTTTCTATAATCCATTTCTTTCGCCTCTTTTAAAACTTTTTCATTATGTTTGTCTTTTGGTGAAACCCAACCTGCGTCTGCCTCAACTAATATACCGTGTCCGGTTTCGGTTGCCTCTAATATTCTTAATTGTTTCATTAATTCTTTTTAAGATAAATATATCAATTATGATACTTTACAAGATAACCTCTTTTTTTGTGGTTGAAAATTCAAAATATTTGTTTGTTGTGATGTTATTATCATAGATAGATTGGACTATATTTTTTACGGAGTCTTTAATTTCTATGGATTTAAAATCTAATTCATTTGTCGTGTATAGATTTATTTCTAAATTAAAGAATGATTTTTTACCGTGAGATATTCCACTGGTCCTTAAATCTAAATCCACAATACTTTTATTTTGGAATAAATTGGTGTTAATGGATTTATAAACAGAATGTTTAATTTCTCGACTTAAATTGGAAACAACTCGATTCCAATTATCGTATTCTTCTTTTGGGGTCACCCATGATTGAATGTTTATGTAAACTGATTTTAAGTTTTTTGAATCTACGGTACCATAGACCGATTTAATTGGATTGTATAAATTTAATTTTACACTTTTTCCTTTTTTCATTAATGTTTTTCATTATAAATGTTTATTGGTTATAATAAAAATATAATTGAAATTATTGCGTATGTCAAAAAAAAAAAGTGTTTTTACCATTTGAATAGTAAAAACACTTATTGAATTATAATGTAATATGTTAAATTAAATAGATTCTTCTAAATTTTTAAGTTTTAAAAAATTCATTTGGTCAAACTTTTCATCTTTCAATCTATCGATAGTTTCAGAAATTTTTGTTTTTATTTCAGACTCTTGTTCAGTATCTAACATCCCTTTAAGTTTTGTGATTGTATTCTCACGTAAAGTCTCAAATTTAGTTTCAAGAGTTTTAGTGTCTTCAGATATTAATTGAAAAAATTCTTTTTTAGAGTTTTCATCTAAGTTTTCAATATATCCTCTTAATGTTTGGTTAGCAATACTAACCATCGATTTAATTGGAATATTAATAGATTCTTTAACCGTTTCTTTTTTAGTTGTTAAAACTTTAATTATGTTCTTCTTAGCATTTACTCTTTCAAGTAAATTTAATTTGTTTGAATACGCCAATACATCTAAATCAGAATAATTATTTTTAATTGTTTCTGATAAACTTTTTGGTGATTTTATTGTTGGTAAAATCTTATGTAATAAACTAATCCCTTCTTCTAAAAATTCTTTAGCATCCTGTTCAGATAAACCTTGAGGCGTACTTAATTGGTCATATAAAGCATAAGCCTTTGACATAGATTTATTGTTCAGAACATTATGTTTGAACTCTCTTAAAGATTTTTTGAAATCTTTCTCGTCACTATATGACTCAAGTAGATTTTTTTCGATTATGGATTTTAGGTTTCCGAAGGTCATTACGCTTAATTTTATTAAATAAATATTAGGAATTTAGTAACTTATCCAATTCTTTTGAAATTTCTCCTAAAGAATCTTGACCATGACCTAAATTAATCATTTGAGCACCATCAATTAGGTTATTTTCAACTAACATATTTAAGTTATTCATTCGTGATTCCGGAGTTATTTCAGCCTCACCTCCCGCCGGTGGTGGTGCAACAGTTTCCTCACCCGCTGGCGGTAATTCTTCTCCTCCACCTAAATCAGCGGTTTCAAATCCACCTCCTCCAAATGATGTCTCCGGTTCTGATGTTTCAGTCGCAGTTGCAGACGCGGTTCCTCCTGAAGTATTACCATAAAGTTTATCAATATTATCAAATAAACCTGTTTTAGTTATAACAGTCGCAGTTGCTTTAAGTTCTTCACCAACAGCTCTTTCAATTCTTTGTTGTTGTAAATCTAAACGAACCTCTTCGTCAGACCATCCAAATATGTGTTTCTTAGCCCATGTTGATGATGTTGCTTGAATACCATTTCCTGGGTCGGAAACTAAATCTTTGTATAATAAAACTTTTTCTTTCCAAACATCAATTTTTAATAAATCTGCCTGTGTTGAAGGGTTTGATAAACCTAATGTAAAATTATCTAATTCATCTTCGAATCCAAGTAAAAATAAATGTACAATTGCAATTTTATTTAATTCCGCAACCATACTTTTTTGAATTCTATTGATAGTTCTTGCAAAACGAATATCTTGTAATGATAAATTTTTACCATCTCCAACTACTTCTTCAAATCCTAAGAACGCCTTAGGAACACGAAGAGCGGTTAATAATTTCTTTTGGATGTATTCAATATCCGCAATCTCTGAAAGGTTTGTTGCTCCCGGTAATGTTGTGATAGGGTCCGGTGCTGATGGGTCTCTAACAGGAATGAAATAATCTTGGTCAACCGCCATTTGATTAAACCTCATATCTACGTTACCTGTTTTATTATCAACTACTTGTTCTCTTTTGAATTTGTTCGCAACACGTTGTACATACGCCTCAACATCATCATCGTTCATATTACCTACGAATACTTTAAACATTCTTCTCTCAGGTGCTCTTGATGTACGATAAATCAACATCGCATCCTCAGATAATAATAATTGTTTCCAAATACGTCTTGCTTTTTCTAACATAGACGTACCATAAGGAAGTTTTCGGTCGTCCCCTAATAATCTAAAGTGACCAATCTCCCATGATTGAAATTCCATGTTTTTATTCTTCCAAGTAAAATGAAGTGATTTTTTATCTTTATCCATTTCCTTAGTAATATCTGTTGAGATTTTTGCACTAACACCTACTTCATGACGTTCAATTTCAATGGTAGGTAATTGTTGTACACCAACAATACCCTTTTCAGGGTCTAATTTTAAATAAATAAAGTTATCACCATACTTACAAGTGTTTCTTGTCCACATTGGTAAGTTAGTGTTAATATCAAGTGAGTTATTAAATAAATCTGCTAATACTCCTTTTATTCTTTTTGATTCAGAATAAATTTGTAAAATAAAACCATCTTCATTTGTTGTTGTTGATTCTTCTGCGTAGATATCTAACGCAGCTGAAATCTCAGGAGTATACTCCATTGACTCGTAATCATATTGTGCGGATAATCTGGATGGTTCGTAATAGATTGCTTGTGAATATAAATTATTCTCAACTTTCGCCCATTGGTTTGTTAAGTAAAAGGTTTGTTGTGCCTGTAACTTCTCTTTTTCGTATTCTTCCTTACTTTTGGTACGTAATAATTCCTTCTTATCAAACTTAAATGTTGGATAATCTTGGTTTAATAGAGAATTTGGTCCAAATGTTTGGGACAATCTCTGCCATACCGTCATATTATTTTGTTGTTCACTCATGATATAAATTTACTTGTTTCCTCAGTAATATAAATAGTATTACCCACCAAATAACCACCCATACTTTTGGTAATCTTCTCTAGTCGCCCCTTGGTTTATTGGATTTTGTCTACCCATTTGAGGTACCATTGGATTAAAAAACTCAGACGCGTTTTTATTTTCATTTACCGCAGTAGACCAAGAATTTAACATTGCTCTGGTATGGTTGGTAACTTTTTCTAATGATTGGAATGATTTTTCTGCAACATATATTGCCATTGCAATACTCATAATACAGTCGTCATGATGCATCTTTTGATGGTCAGGTCGTCCATTAATGTAAACAAACGTATTCATTTCGTTATAAAGACGACTTGAATAAATTCTAAACTTATGTCTCATCGCTTCTTCAAACGCAGCAATAATCTGAACTCTTTTTGAATTAAAGTTAATTCCCGGAATTTTTTCATTTATTTTTGGGTCATACTTCCACTTATTGGTTGTATCAACACCATCAACATATAATCCACCCTGATAATTCATTTCTTGTAATTTTCTTGCGGTTGAAACTCCCATACCACCAGTAATATCCACAACACAATAAGCATTATACATAGTACCCCACTTATATGCAATCTCCGCTAAAATGTCCGGAGGGACTTTTCCAACATATTCTAACACCTGTTCTCTAGTATCAAAATCAATAATCTCAACACTTGAAA